GCCCACGAGGCTGCCGCTGATGCCCGCGGCGCTGGCTGGGGCGATGACTCCGGCCCAACCATCTTCTTCCTGCGTTAGACCTTGATCGGAGGGATTCGTGGCGCTCTCACCCTCCGAGATCCAGACCATCGACCGGCTGCGCCAGCAGTGGGAGTCCCAGGGCAAGGCCGATGAGCTGAACCTGCGCTACTACCTGGGTCGACAGCGCGTCGAACAGTTGGGCATGGCCATCCCACCGTCGATGCGCAAGTTCCTCGTGGTAGCGAACTGGCCGCGGGTTGTCGTGGACACGATGCGGTCACGGCAGCGGATGCGCTCGATGATGCTGGCCGGCGAGGACACGGTGAACCCGCAACTGCTGGCTGCTCGTCGCGCCACCAACCTCGACGCGCACTTGGCGATGTTCGAGACGGATGTGCTCGTCTATGGCCGTGGCTTCCTGTCGTGCGGGTCAAATGAGGCCGCGGCAGGCTCGCCGCTCGTGCGTGCGGAGTCGCCACGGCAGATGGTCGCCGAGGTCGACATTCGCACCGAAACGATGCTGGCAGCGGCGCGCTTCTACGGGAAAGATGAGCAGACCGGTACCACCCCGACCAACGTCACGTTGTATCTACCTGAGGTGACCATTTGGGTTGCTCGAGGTGGTGACGGTCGCTGGGTCGAGGTGGACCGTGACCCTCACGGACTTGGCCGTGTGCCGATCGTGATGCACCTGAACCGGCGCATGTCGGGCGAGTGGGCCGGCGAGTCCGAGATGAGCGACATCATCCCGATCACGGACGCGGCGGCGCGGTCGCTGACGAACATGCAGTTTGCGCAGGAGTCGCATGGCATTCCGCGCATGTGGATGACAGGGGTCGCCAAGGGTGATTTCGTCGACGCGAGTGGCAAGCCGATCCCGCAGTTCGAGGCGTACTTCAACGCGATCCACACCCTGACCAAGGCAGAGTCGAAGGTCGGGCAGTTGGAGGCCTCTGACCTCAAGAACTTCGAGACCGCGCTCAACGTGTACGGGTCACAGGCCTCGATCGTGACTGGTTTCCCGTCGCGGTATTTCGGGCACTTCACGGCGAATCCGCCGGACGAGGCGAGCATGAAGGCCGACGAGGCGCAGCTCGTGTCGCGGGTTGAGGATCAGACGACGCAGCTCGGTGTCACTCTCGGGTGGCTCGGCGGGCTCATGTGGCGCTTCATGACCGGCGACTGGTTGGACGGCAATGCCGTGACGGTCGACTGGTTTGACGCGTCCACTCCGACGGTGGCGCAGCGTGAGGACGCGCTCATGAAGCGGCGTAGCGTCGGCGTGCTGTCCAGAGAGGGCTACTGGGATGAGCTCGGCTGGTCGGAGCCGCGGAAGGCCAAGGAGCGCCAGTATCTCGAAGCCGAGGCGCTGGACCCGCTACTGGCCTCGCTGACTCGCCCTGTGACCGGTGATGCTCAAGTCGGCGGTTGAGCACTACCGCAACGAGCAGCGGATCACCGCGGCCGGCGTGGTCGCTCTCCGTCGCGTGCGGTTCGACACGCTGGACACTCTCACTCGGACTATGGCGGCATTCCAACTGCTCGCCGCTCGGGAGGCGCTGCGCGCCTTCCCGCTGATGCTGTCCGAGCAGAACGTGGACGCGCCGGCCGAAGCGACTCCCGTCGCGGCCGCACTGCTCGGGTCGGCGTCGGATGGGCGCGACATTCGCGGTCTGTTGGATTTCACGCGGACCAGTTCCGTGACTGCTCAGGCGTTTGACCTGATCGTGACGACGCAGTTGCAGGACGTGGCGCGGCAGGCGTCGTCGATCGCGCTCGGGTCACGGCCTGCGGTGGACGGCTATGTGCGGATGCTCAACTTGCCGTCGTGTTCGCGGTGCGCGGTCCTGGCTGGCAAGTTTTACCGCCGCAACCGCGGATTTGCCCGGCACCCGAAGTGCGACTGTCGTCACGTGCCGGCCGCTGAGGACACGGCCGGCGATCTTCGGACGGACCCGAACCGGTATTTCGAAAGCCTTGACGCGGCCCAGCAGGACGCCATCTTCACCAAGGCGGGCGCCGACGTGATCCGACGTGGTGCAGACGTTGCGCAGGTCGTGAACGCCCGTGCCGGCATGTCCACGGCTCAGGTCGCCACCAGGGGGCCGGGTGACCGATGGACCGCCTCCGGGCGACTCACCCGGTCGAGCACGTTCGGGCAGGGCATCTACACGACCACTGAGGGCATGACGACACGAGGGGCGGCCTACGGCGCCCGTGGCGGCAAGAAGGTGCGCCTCATGCCCGAGTCGATCCTCGAGATCGCGGAGGACGACGCCGAGGTACTTCGCCTGCTCAAGGCGCACGGCTACCTCACCTAAGACCAACCCCAGCGCGAGGCCGGGGCCTTCTCCAAGAGGGAGAACCAATGTCGGAGACGACGACCGAGACGAACACGCCCACACCCAAGGCGGTCGCGGAGGCGGCCGAGAAGGGCAGGCCTGGCGAGACACCCGAGCAGACCATCGAGGCTCTGCGGTCGGCGCTGGCCAAGGCCAACGATGAGGCGAAGGAGAACCGTCTCAAGGCAACCGAGCTGGACCAGATCAAGCACGCGCAGATGAGTGAGCTTGAGAAGGCACAAGCGGCGATGCAGACCGCCACCCAGGAGGCCGCGGCCGCGAAGGCTGAGGCACTGCGGTGGCGCATCGCGGCCAAGCACGGTATCAGCGACGAGGACGCCGAGACGTTCCTGACCGGCAGCGACGAGGAGTCGTTGACGAAGCAGGCGCAGCGGCTCGCCTCGCTCGCCACCACGTCCAATCCGGCGACCCCCAAGCCTGACCTGACCCAGGGCGGGCAGGGCGCTCCGACGCCCGCACTCAACTCCGACGCGCTTGAGGAAGCGCTGAGGTCCAAGCTCGGCATCGCGTGATGCCGCGACCGTCCTAGGAGGACACAATGGCGATCACCGCCGCAACCAAGACCTCCGACTTCTCCGGGTTCCTGACCCGTGAGCAGTCCGAGGCGATCTTCGAGAAGGCCGCCCAGCAGTCCGTCGTGCAGCGACTGGCGCGCCGCGTCCCGCTCGGCATCAACGGTCAGTCCATCCCCGTCGTCACCGGCAAGGTGAGCGCTGGGTGGGTCGCTGAGGGCGCGCAGAAGCCCGCCTCTCAGGGTTCCATCGCGCTCAAGACGATGGACCCGAAGAAGCTGGCCGCGATCGCGGTCGTCTCCGCTGAGGTCGTCCGGGCCAACCCCGGCGGCTACATGGACCTGCTGCGTCCGCAGATCGCGGAGGCCTTCGCCGTCTCGTTCGACGCGGCTGCGCTGCACGGCACCGCGTCGCCGTTCACGACCAACCTCGACACCGGGTCGTCCACGCAGGAGTTCACCGGCACGGCGCCGGCGTTCACCGCGGTCTACACCGACCTCAACGCCGGTCTGGCCACGCTCGTCAACGCCGGCAAGAAGCCGAACGGTTGGGCCTGGGACTCGCGCATGGAGCCGGTGTTCAACGGCGAGCGCGACACCGCCGGTCGTCCGCTGTGGATCGACTCGCCCGCGGTCGAGACCAACGCGCCGCTGCGCGAGGGTCGCCTCTTCGGTCGCGCCTCCTTCATGGGTGATGGTGTGTACGCCGCCACCCCGAAGATCTACGGCTACCTCGGTGACTGGACGCAGGTCGCGTGGGGTGCCGTCGGTGGCATCTCCTACAAGGTCTCCACCGAGGCGACGGTCACGATCAACGGCGCGCTGGTGTCGCTGTTCGAGAACAACCTCGTGGCGATCCTCGCGGAGGCCGAGTACGGCTTCCTCGTCAACGACGCTGCGTCGTTCGTCAAGTTCACGAACGCGGCCTGATCATGGCGGCCCGCAAGCCCGTGACGACCGATGACGTGGCCGTCGAGGCGACCGCCGACGACGTGCCGGTGGAGACCTTCGAGGACCGCGTGGCGGCGATCGACGAGAACACCGCCGACGACGTGCGCGCCACCGTCGAGGACGGCGAGTACGTCAAGGTCAAGAGCCCCTTCGGGGACGTGACGACGGTGCCTGTCGGCATCCTCGACGCGCTCCTGGAGTCGGGCTACAGCAAGTCCAAGTGAGAAGGGTGGGGCGGTCATGGCAGTGACTTCCGACATGATCGCGGTCGCGCTTGGCCGCCCCACTCCCACGGGTCCGCAACTAGGCCAGTGGATCTACTGGGCCACTGAGGCGCAGCGGATCATCCACGCCCGCACCGTGCGTCTCGGCGTGGACCCGGCCAGCCTCGACGAAGAGACACTGGACAGCGTCGTCGTGCGTGCGGTCGTGGCGATGGTCCGCAACCCCGACGACGCCACCCAAGTGAGCGTGTCCGTCGATGACGGCAACATGGCTCGCACCTACCGCTCCAGCGACGGCGAGGTCTCCATCAAGGACCGATGGTGGGACGAGCTCGGGTTGCTCGACGCCCAGGATGCTGAGGCATACAGCGTGCAGGCCACGTTCGAGCCTGACGTTGTTCGCCCTGATCTCTGGTGGCCGTGATGCTCGGTGACGACATTGCCCGCGCTCTGCCTGAACTGCGAGCCCACGCCGAGTCGATGATG